GAGAACAAGCGCGAGATTCTGGCTGACGAGAAGCTGAAGAAGGTCTTCGGGCGTGACAAGTGCACGATGTTCGAGATGAACAAGTACATCTCGCAGCACGTCAAGGCCTAACCGCCCGCACTGCACGACAAGCGGCGACGGGGCATCGTAAGCGATACCCGTCGCCCCTTGATCGAACCCGCCTAGGGTTCGAAATACCGAAATATTGTCGTTGCTCGAATGTTACCGCGCACGACCGGACGCTAGCCGAGAGCTTGATCGTCCCACCCGACCGGCGTATTGCGCCCGCCAATGCCCCCGTAGCTCAGCCGGATAGAGCGACGGTTTCCTAAACCGTAGGCCGCGTGTTCAAATCTCGCCGGGGGCACCAGCTTTTCCGCCGTTTTCTAAGGTTTTCGGCCTCATCCAAACACGCGAAACGCGCGGATAGCCACGGTTCGCATCGGCACAATAGGGGGCACAGTCTGTTCCCGGTACGATCCGGATTTAAGGCGGCATCCCCCTGCCCCGACTAGATTCGTCCAGTTTGCCGTTACACCGACCGCCCTCGCCGCCCGGCACAGCCAGGAGCACAAAAAGCGGCACAGTTTGCGCACACGTCGAACTCTAGTTTGACTTCGCTGCCGGCAGCGCCCCAGCTAGCCGGAGCTGGACCAATATGACGTTGTATGCGGCGTTCATGCCCTGCTCGCGGCCGATGACGTGGTCTTGCCCTGCCGACCCCAGGACATCGTCAAAGGCCAGTGCTCAGCGCAATATGGCGGGAGGATACGCAACGCCAACCTAACGGCCGAGGTATCCCCGCGCGCGGCGTTGGACGCTTCCATCACCTCGCGGACTACGTCAACGGCGAGCGTGACTAGCATTCCTTCGCGACGATCGAACGGCATTCAGGACCTGAGACCGTGAAAGGGGAAGTGACCCGCAGAATATAAAGTAGCACGCGGGAAAAACATAATATCCATAACATCCGCAGTTTTCTGCGGGTTTCCGGATAATCTCAGACCTAATATCGTTATGACGAGATTATAATTTTTCTATGTAACCAATGATCCAGAAAAAAACGTGGAATATCAAAGGGGTTAGGGTTTTTAGCGATAGAAGTTATGGTGGGATTAGGGTTCTGACCTAACAATTTAAGCGTTATAAATTAGACGCTTAGGCATCTACCTCGAGTGAGGTTAGCGATATTATGTTTTCCCCGGGGGTGTGTTGAGCGCCTCCGTATTTTACGGGTCGACTTCGGGTTATCAGTCAGTGAAAGCTGGGACTCTGAAGCGACCACACGCCAACCCGTCCGGTGTTAGCGATCGTACAAATAAACAGGTGATACCGATGCAGTCGGCTAATTTCAGTTCGGTCAGCTCGATGACGCAACGGTTGATCAAGGCCCGTGCCGACTCTATCATTCAGGACCGCATCCGAACTTCCGATCCAGCAATCTTCGGGAGGAAGCTGGTTACCTCCCCAAGCTATGATGTTCTACTGACGGAGTCCTTCTTATCGTTGATGATTTATCCAACCTCAACGGCGGTTGATGTTGCGAGGCGTCGAAAAAAGCATAGATCCTCCATACCTTTATTGCTAGCACCTCCAAGTTCGTCGAGAACTTCATTTCTATCGATGTCCGGAGAAACCAACTCGATAACGGGTGGTACCTTTATAGGTAACATGGATACTTCAAGCGTTTTTCAGCTTGAACAGGACTGCACTCTTGGTCTTCATAGAATTACCGTTGATATACCTGAGCGGCAAATACATTACGAAGTTCCTATTTTATTTACGGTTGCATTTGGTCCGGGAAAAAGAGTGACCCGCGCTGATGAGCATCTTGATAGTGCGGCGGTTTTTTACTTAACTCTGTGGTCTGACCGCGCGCGTGAAGCGAGCATTGTATCGTGAACTCCGCAGAATTAAGAACTCTTATTGATGACACGTGCCATCGGGAAAAGGAATGTCAGCCATTTCTTGACGAGATAGCGCCGCTACTCTGCCTTGAAACGCCCAAAAAAATTCTGGCCACAGGGCGAGAAGAGCCGGCACGTGGAGGCTACGCAGACTACAGTGTGTCAGCCCTGATAAGTGATGGAGGTCGAGCGGAACGCCGGGTTGTCTACATTTGGGAGGTTAAATCTCCACAACTCTACAGCTTCGAGTTTGATGGTAGTTCGCAGCGCCTGAGGCCAACTAAGGACTTGATCAGGGCGGAATCGCAATTATTTCATTATGCGGCCGAATTCGCAGATAGTAAGGCGTTTCAGCATCGCTATAAAATCGGTCCAACCGACACGATCAGACCAGCAGGTTTTATTATTGGCAGGTCGACGGCCATGATTAAACCTCATAGAGACTTTCCGATTACGCCAGAAGATGAAATTGCTTTATTTGATTTGGCAGTTCAGCGACGTAACTTTTATCTCTATGGACACGCAGGTCTTCGGTTAAAAAATTGGGACTGGGTTTACGAGCAGATTTTTGCTCGCGAGCAGGAAACCGCCAAAGGCGTATGATTTTTGTTCATTGGCTAAGACTCAACGCGATCTTTCAGCTTAGCACCAGCCGGCGTAAAAAGGCCGCTCCATTGAACAGGATGATTTCGACGCACCGCTTTAACGAATGCGGTTCCAATTCCCCGTCCAGTCCAATCGCTATCTACTTCGATTGTTCTGGACTTCGAATCTGCAAGCGTTCCGAGAGCTTTCGAGTAAACTTCCCATACGGCATAGACGTTACCGTCTTGATCCACCGCTACCAAGCGGTAGCAGTAGGGATATCCATCCTGAAGCGCAGCCTCATGCGGGCCTCCCACTCGACCAGCCGCCAACTGTTTGTCTAGGTCCTCGCGTACGTCGAACCATCCTACGATTTTGAAGTCGAAGAGAATTCCTGCTGCCTCGAACTGACCGTTGCTCGAACACGCGGCCGCTTCCGCGATCAAAGTTGCGTTCTCAAAAAATTTTTTGGAAGGCATTGGAGGTATATTTGAAACGGGCATGGTTCACCTACGGCCTCTATATCCGCCAAATAAGGACGCTACGAAACCAATAACTGAGTCCGACCGATAGCTTCAAGCCGCCCAAGGTATCTTCATTCGTGCCCCCCCCCCTCTATCGGCTCTCGGCGTTCCTCGGCACGCTTTGACACCACCACCTGAATTGAAGGCTGTGGATGCACCGAACCGCACCCAGGCAGGGCGGCGTAGATCCCCTATGCCGCCTAGGACTTGGCCCGTTGTCGTGCGGTTCTTTAAATGCACCTTTTGCGCCACGGAAAGCGCGCGGGCGAGGCGAGGTGGAAAGCGCGTTAGATGGGGTCGCAGCTGGATGATGGAGCGGGGGCTGGGACAATGACGGTCGCGATCTTGAGGCCATCCCGACCCCGGCCCTGTGGTCGGCCAGCTCACAAAACACGGACTTGTCTTCGACTCCTGATCACGCTGAACCGCAGCATGTGGCATACCAGGAGAGCACTGCGGCAACCGAGTGAACGTAACACCACGACCTCGTTTCGTTGATCACCCGGCCTTCGGTAGCGATCCGCGTCGAAATGGCTCGCGGTTCGCGCCGACAAGGTGAATCGCAGCAAGACGTCTGTGAGCGGGTACTTATCCGTGGACGCAGGGCGATGACCTTGCCACTGTGATGCAGGGGGGGAATGGTGGCAAAAAACGATCAGGAAGAGGCTTACGAAAAGGTCCTTGTTGCGAGCCTAACGCGCGTGACGGACTGGCTGAAGTTTGCCGAAACTAAGAACGGCGCCTTACTAGCGTTCGTGTCCGGTTGGACGGTCGCGATCGCTAACCTCATAGCTAAGGATGGCGGTCCGCCTGCAGCATTCGCCGGCGTATTGCCGATATCAGCTTATCTCTTCATCTCGGCAGGATTGATCCTGCTGATTGCGTTTGTACCGAAAATTACTCTTTCGGATTTTTTTCGGACATCCGCTGCGACACGTCGTCCGGTGAATTACATTTTCTATGGCGATATCGCGGAGCAATCGATCGTTGGGTTTTCCGGCAAACTGAAAGCCAGATACCTGCCGGCCGACGGCGCTAGTGCAGCCGAGAAATACCTCGATGATCTTGCAGTGCAGATCCACGTGATAAGCGTTATCGCACGCTTCAAATTCAGGATGTTCAAAGCAGCAGGATGGCTAACCGTTGCTGGTCTCGTAATTCTCGCGTGGCCAATAGCCGAATCGGTCCTGGAAAAGTTTTTCTAAAGGAACATCATGAAATTATCCGACTTGCGGGATAGCCTCGATGAAGAGGTTTCGACGATTCTGTCCGCTGCGTTCACCATTGATGTTACCGAAACTACAACCGTCCCGCATTCAGGTGATGCGGCAATAACGTTCCCCAATCTCGATGGTAAACGACAGTCCTGCAAGCTGATCGATACTTGCGTACTTTACATAGATATTCGACGTTCAACTGATTTGAGTCTGCGACTTCGGCCAAAGACGGTGACGAAGTTATACTCTGCGTTTGTGCGCTCTATGACGCGGTGTGCTCGGCAATGTGAGGGGCACGTTCGCGGAATAATCGGCGATCGCGTGATGGTCCTGTTCGATCAAGAAGATGCCTTCGGACACGCTGTAGACTGCGCCATTCTGATGCATTCAACTGCTAAGTACATTATCAATAAACACTTTAAAAGTGGTGAGGTTACCTGCGGAATAGGTATTGATTCGGGAAAGATGTTAGTCACCAAGACTGGTATTAGAAAAAACGGCTTGGACCTTCAAAATTATCGAAACCTTGTCTGGTTGGGTAAGCCAGCTAACATTGCATCAAAGTTGACTGATGTTGCCAATAAGCCAATGGAGTCGATGACTCTTGATAAGGTGAGGTTTGCTCGTCAGCTTCCTGGGACTACAAATACTGATGGTTGGTATTGGTCTGAGGAGTATCCGCAGGAATTTGTTAAGAGGCTTGGCGATGAAAGTTGGCCAACATACCTGATTAAGCATAAGGACCCGTCCTACCGGGCCTTTTATATGACGACTGAGTTTCATGTTATTCGTGAATCAACGCCTCCCATCCTCATGAGCGAACGCGTATGGAAAGGGCTGTCCGCTGCTCATCCAACTGATGATCGAGTCACGAAGGGTTGGTTTGCAGCCATCAAGGTCGAACTCCCCGGCGGCTCGCAAACGGTTTACGGTGGCAACGTGATCAAGACGGTCTTTGAACCCACAAAAGCTTGAGGGCTATCTGTGAGACGGCCGGTTGGCCGATGGTCGTGGCGAGATAGATCCTCGTCGGTTTGCCGGGTTGCACCCCGGCATCCCCCGCCTGGCTGAGCCAGACGTGAAACTATGCGGCAGCGGCGGTCACGCGCTCCCGGTAGATGATGGCCTCTTCGCCAAGCACCTCGTTGATCTCGAGGAACGCTGCCTGGATCGGTCTGATTTCCAGCTCGTAGAACATGGCCGTCGCGTCGGTTGGGTTGCCGAACACTGAGCCTTGCGCCGGCACGATGCCGAGCAGCTGGGGCGGCACGCGGTGCGCGGCCATGACGTCGGCAGCGGTCGCGCTCTTGATCCCGAGGAACTCGTCCTTCGCACCGGCATCGCCAACGGGGATGATCTTGATGCTGCCGTCCTTGCCGTTCGGCGCATGGACGAAGAGATTGCGAAAGTTACCCGGTCCCTTCGACGCTTTCAGCGCGGCTTTCAGGCTGTCCGTGTCGGCAACGTCGATTTCGCCGGTTGCATAGAGAATATACCCCATGTGCGTGCCGTTCAGATAGTAACGACGACGGAATAGCGTTGCCGCTTCATTGAGCAGCGCCGCCTGCAGCGCGCTTAGATACTCAGGCACGCCGTATATTTCCTGATTTACGTCCGGCTGCATCACTTGGATCACGCTGCCGGCTCGATACTCGGTCGCATCGCGCAGGTTCGGCACCCACCAGAACTGATCGGGCAACAGCCCCCGGCGCGTGAACTTCGCCATCGAATGGTCCAGGCGAAGCGGGGTGCCGAGCAGGCTTTCGCGGATCTCGGTATAGGCGTTGCCGAAAATCAGGTAATCCTTGACCAGCTTGCCGAACGTCGCGCGGCTCATCAACGCGGTCGGCTCGAGCGACGAGACCAACAGGTTGCGCTTCAGGTTCATGGCCGAGCTATGGTGCGGCGATGCTCGCTCGGCGCGCGCCAGGCCGTCCAGCGCGATCGGGGGCTCATACCACCGGCTGTTGTGGTAGCATTCGCACATATCCATGATCTGACGGCGATCGAGGACGGCTTCAGGATCTCCGAACGCGAAGCTCTCGACGCTCTGGCGATCGTTGGCGACGGCGATCGCGCCGGCAGACGCGGCGGTGGTTTCGGCATGCGACATACGACGCATGGCACGACGGGCACTGGACTTGCTCATTCGAAGATCTCCATAGTGGTCTTCTGCTTTTCTTTCCCGTCGAGCGGTTCGTTATGAAGGATGTGCATCACCGCCCAGGCGAGGTCGGCATGACCGTCTTCGCCGCCTCGGCCGGCCTTGAACGTCACGTTGCGTCCCGACGTCGTGATAGTCTTCTTGATCGAAATGAAAGACGAGACGACGTCGAGCCAGCCCTGGTCGAAGGCGATGCGACCGCGACGGATCACGTTCTGCGCCTTCATGACCATCGCGGCCTTCAGCTCGAGCGAATATTCGATCTTCGTCACGCCGCGCACGCCGCTGTCGGTCTTGGCGAGCAACTGGTAGACGCCGGCACCGACGCCGGTCGCATCGATCCCTAGGAACGTGCAATTGTACCGCGCCAGGACGGCCTTGATGAATTCGGCCTGCTGCTCGAAGTCCAGACCGCGCAACGAGTGTTTTTCGAGCAGGCGGAACGGCCCGCCCTGGGCGACGGGCGGCGCTGCGATCATGAGCGCGGCATTGTCGCCGTTCTCGCTGTTCTGCGGATCATACCCCGCCCAAACCGGCCGCCCGCCATAGGGGCGCGCAGCCTCCCCGTCATAGTCGCTCCAATCGCTGAGCGTATCGACGCCACACCGGATTAGGTCGTTGAACTTGAACGCGGAGAGGCTGTCGTCGACGAACTCGCAGCCAAAGAGGTTGGCGAACTCGTCTTCGGCATATTCGTCCGTCAGCTCGTCGATCTTGACCAGGTTGAAGCCGCTATCGATGGCATCGTGCACGGTGACGATCTGGCGCCAGACGTCGTCTGGACACAGGATGCCGTCCTTCAGCGCCTCATGCGTCGTGTCGAACTCGACGCGGTCTTCCTTTTTCTTGCGTCGATTGCGCCGCTCACCCGTCCAGTAAGGGTGCGCGGGATGCGCGACAGTCGACGGCGTCGAGAAATAGGTTTTGCGCCAGTGCGAGTGCGTCGCCATCCCCGACGCAACTTTGTTCAACTCTTCGAAGCCGTGGACCCAGAAGAATTCGTCGAAGTAGAAATTGCCAGATCGCCCCTGCGCGGTTCGAAAATTCGTGCCCAGGAAATGCAGCTCGGCCGCAGCCTCGCCTTCCGGCCGTGCCTCGCTGGTAATCAGCATCGGGTCGCCGGCCAGGTCGACGCCGACCAGCTTGGCAAAGCCGATGATGTAATTGCGGAACTGGTGGGCCTGCGCCTTCGATGCCGACAAGAATATTTGGTTGCGACCGCTCTCGATCGCGTCGAGCAGCGCTTCGAACGCGAAGTAATAGGTCGCGCCGATCTGGCGCGATTTCAGGATCATCCGCGTGCGGCGGTTGAGGTTCGCCCACCACGTCTTCTGATAGCCGAATAGCTTGTCCTCGAAGATTTCGCGGAGCTGGTCGACCTGGTCGTTCGTGAAGTAGTTTTTCTTAGCCTGTTTGCGCGGACCAGCGTTTCGGTTGCCGACGCGCTCGTTCAGATCGCCGCTATGACCGCCTGGCTCCTCGTAACGCCGGACCTTCGCCAGTGTCGCGACCTGGCGACCGAGCAGATCGATTTCCTTGTAATCCTCGCCGGTCTTCCTGTCCTTGGCGATCAACATCATCCACCGTGCCTCGAGGCAGTCCTCGAGCTTGCGGATCGAGGGCGCATCGTCCCACTTGCCGCGCGCCTTCCAGCTTTTCACCGTGTCGCGGTTGAGCTGCAGCTCGTCGGCGATCTGACTGAGCCCCCAGCCGCGCCAATACAGGCTGCGCGCGGAGTCCCGCCGATCGTCGGGCGGTACCAGCATCGGATTGAGCAACAGTGTCACGGCAGCGGCTTTCGGGTGCGGTTGGGTGCACAAACCTAGCCATGCCGGCGCTGCATGCGGGAGCGCCGGGTCTTGTAGAGAGGCTCTCTACAAGACCGCTCGCTTGAGGTGCGGCGGTTCTTCGGTCCCTTTGCGGTCTTCCGCAGCGCCCCGACGGCGATGCCACCGAGACCGAGACCGAGGACTAACCGCAATGGCAAAGACCCGCTTTTTCCGTGTCGCCGTCGAAGGCGCGACCGCTACCGATGGCCGCGTCATCTCGGCCGACATGATCGACCAGTCGGCCGTTGGCTACAACACGGTGGCATACACCGCCCGCATCAACTGCGAGCATCTGCGCGGCTTCAGCCCCGAGCCCCCGTTCAACGCCTATGGCTCGGTCGTCGCGGTGAAGGCCGAGGACTTCACGCTTCAGATCGATGGCAAGGACGTCAAGCGCCGCGCCCTCTATGCGCAGCTCGATCCGAACGACCAGATGGTAAAGACCATCCGCGCCGACCAGAAGATTTTCACCTCGTGCGAGTTTACCCCCGATTTCGCCAAGACCGGCAAGTTCGGCCTGGTCGGCCTCGCCATCACCGACAACCCCGCATCGCTCGGCACCGAGGCGCTGAGCTTCTCGGCGCTGAAGCCGATGTGGGATGGCCGCAAGACCGATCCCGCGAACTTCTTTTCCGCCGCTGAGGAAAATCAGTTCGAATTCGAGACCGGCGAGACGGCGGAACAGCACGGCGTGCTGGCCTCGATCAAGGGCATGTTCGACGCGTTCACCGCGAGGATCGGCAAGGTCGACGACGCGGTAACGCCGCCAGTCGTTCCGCCTGTCACGCCCCCCAAGCCGGACGCTGCGAACGACAATTTCGCAACGCTCATCACCGGCCTGGGCGAAACGATGACCGCCGCGCTCGGCCTCTATGCGACCGCCAATGACGCCAAGGTGACGCAGATCTCGACCGACCTGGCTGCGATCACCGCCAAGCTCGGCAACACCGAAGCCCCGCATACCTACACCCGCGCGCCCGCTGCCGGTGGCGGGACGGCAATCGCCACCGACTGCTGATTAGCAGCCCCTTCGCCCTTCACGATCTCAGACCGGAGCCGCCCCCATGCGTACAGCTACCCGTATCGCCCTAAACGCCTACACCAGCCAGATCGCCATCCTGTCGTCGGTGCCATCCGCGATGGAAAAGTTCTCGGTCGATCCGACGATCTCGCAGAAGCTCGAGCAGAAGACCCGGGAATCCAGCCAGTTCCTGTCGCTCATCAACTTCGAGACCGTTTTCCAGCAGGAAGGCGAAAAGGTCGGCATCGGCGTCACCACGCCGATCGCCAGCCGCACGGACACGGACGCGCCTGACGGCGAGCGCAAGACCATCGATCCCACCGGCCTGACGTCGACGACCTATCGTTGCGAGCAGACCAACTGGGACACGCACCTTAAATATTCGAAGCTCGACGCCTGGGCGCATAAGCCCGAGTTCCAGACGATCGTCCGCGATTCGATCGTCGGGCAGCAGGGCCTCGACCGGATGATGATCGGTTGGAACGGCACGCACGTCGCCAAGCCGACGAACAAGGTCAACTTCCCGCTCCTGCAGGACGTCAACAAGGGCTGGATCCAGAACACCCGCGAGGACGCCCCGGCGCGTATCATGAGCGACGGCGCGCATTCGGGCAACAAGGCCGCGCCTGGTCATGTTCCCGCGATCCACGTCTCGGCGACCGGCCTGGCCGATTACGTCAACCTCGACGCGCTGGTGTTCGACGCGATCCAGCTGCTCGAGCCGCAGCATCGTCGTCGCACCGACCTGATCGTCCTCGTCAGCGACGAGCTGGTCCACGACAAGAAGTTCGCCCTGGTGAACGCGGCTGGCGACAAGGCCACCGAACAGATCGCTCGTGACGTCCTGCTCCTTCAGGACAAGCTGGGCGGCAAGCTGGCGGCTGTCGTGCCGAACTTCCCCGAGGGGACGATCGTCATCACGACCTACAAGAACCTCTCGATCTACAACCAGGACGGCACGCGCCGTCGCGCGATCATCGACAATCCCCGTCGCGATCGCGTCGAGAATTTCGAGAGCCTCAACGAAGCGTATGTGGTCGAGGATTACGGCCTGATCGCGATCGTCGAGAACATCGTCAGCGAGGCCGCACCGGAAGCTGAGGACGCTCCGGGCGCATAACACCGCCTCCCCCGAGATACCCGCCCCCCGACAGGACATGCCATGAGCCTTGCTCGTCGCCACCGTGAAGCCACCTTGGCACAACAGACGGCATCTGCTCCTGCATCGGGGGGCGGGTTGCATCCCGCCGCAGTCATTCGAACGACTGCGGCGGGATCACCTGCCGAACGCATGCTGGCGGAAATGAAGCTTCGCCTGCGCCATGATCTGCAGCGGCTTAAAGAGATCAAGTCGATCCAGCTCAAGATCGCCGCCAAGCGCGCGATGCTGCCCGCCTACCACGCATGGTGCGATGGCTTGCTCGAGGCAGGACGAATGACGGTCGGTAACGACCTGTCCGGTCCCGTCGACGAAGTCCTGCCGACGATCATGGTCTGGACGATCGACACTTGCGACTGGCCGCGCGCCCTGGATCTCGCCGCACACGTCCTGCGGTTCCGGATCCCGCTGCCGAAGCGATACAATCGTGACGCCGCGACCCTGATTGTCGAGCAAACCGCTGAAGAGGCCCTCACTCTGCAGAAGGCCGGCGAGGTCTTCCCGTTCGACGTGCTCGAGCGGGTCGAGGATCTCACGCGCGGCATGGATATGTTCGACGAGGTACGGGCAAAGTTAGACAAGGCCATCGGCTTCGAGCTGGCGCGCGCAAGCGATGCCTTCGCGCCAGGCACACCCGAATTCATCGTTGCGGCCGAGCGTGCGCTCGGGACGCTTCGCCAGGCGCAGAAGCGGAATGACCGCGTCGGCGTGAAGGACAAGATCAAGCGGCTGGAAAAGGCGCTCGCGCCGCCCAAGCCGACCACGAAACCCGCCGGCACCCCGCCGGCTGCATAAGCTGCCTCCTCGGCGCTCGGGGGCGGATCACACGCGATGGGAGGGCGCTTCGGCGCTGAGGGCCATCGATCGTCCTGATCCCCACCCCCGTTTATTCATGAAGGACCGACCGTGACGCTCGCCGCGATCATCAATACTATCGTGTCGCTGGTCGTGCTGGGCCTCGGCGTCTGGCTTGTCCTGGCCGGCGCGGTCGGTTTGGTGCTTGGGAAACCTGCGCCAGCGCGCGGCATCCTCGGTGACGCCCTGTTCATCCGCGTCTCGATCGCGATGGTCCTGGTCGGCCTGGTCCTGTTCTTCGCCGGCTCGATCGCCGCGATCCGCGTGATCGTATGAGCGGCCTGGTCGTCAAGACGGCGGTTGTGCCCGGTACCGCGCCTGTCGTGGAAGCGCCGATCGAGAACGACGGTTGGTTCCCCGACATCGATCCCGTCGCTTTGCGCAAAGAGCAGCGGATCCGCGACAGCGTGACGGCCGAACGGCTGCGCGCCGCCATCATCGCCGCGATCATCACGGTCGGTAACCAGCTCGCCGCCTGGCAGGCGGGACGCATGACCTCGACGCCTACCAAGCTCGGGGACGTTCCCTCCCCGAAGATCGACGGCGAGAGCCGCTACGTGCTGCTCTATCGCGCTGCGATCGCCGCCTATGCAAAGTCGAAGCTGGTCGAGGGCTACCGCGACACCGACACCACTACGGCAGGGCAACGCGACGTCGAGGATCTCGAGCCGACGATCGCCGAACTGCGCCGCGATGGCATCCACGCGATCCGCGACATCCTCGGCCGAGGCCGCACCGACATCGAGCTGATCTGATGGCGGACGCGATCACCTCGCGCCAGGGCGAGACGCTCGACGCGGCGCTGTGGCGCGCGCGCAGCCTCGGCCCGAGCAACCTCGGCGCGGTGCTGTCGGCGAACCCCGGCCTCGCCGGCCTGGGCGCTGTCTTGCCGACCGGAACCCCCGTCATTCTGCCCGACGTCCCGCCCACGCCCGTCGTGCGCGACATCGTCCAGCTCTGGAGCGATTGAATCATGAAGGATTTACTCCACGAATTTGGGGTCACGCTGCTGGCGTTCCTGTTCGGGCTCATGCCTGCCGCGCTCGGTGCTGCCGTCAGTCTTGCCTACGAGACCGGCCTGACCTGGTCGCGCCGCTTCCTGCAGATGAGCGTCGGCATCGTCGTCAGTTATTTCTCGACCGGCGTCATCCGCGTGCTGTGGCCGTGGGGCCAGCCAGACCCGTTCGTCATCCAGGCGGTCGGGTTCGTGTTCGGCATGATCGCCTTCAAAGCCACGCCGAAGTTCATCGCCGGCATGAGCGAGCGCGTGACCGATATCCCCGCCGCCATCTTCGACCACTTCTTCCCCCGAAAGGATCGTCTGTGACCTATGACCGCGTACGCCTGGCGGCCGAGATCGGCCGCGACGAAGGCGACAAGCTGAAATGGTATCGTTGCACCGCGGGCAAACGCTCGATCGGCAAGGGCCGCAACCTCGACGACGTCGGGATCTCGGCCGAGGAAACCCGCTCGCTCGGTATCACGGTCGCGAGCTGCATCGCGCGCGGTATCAACCAGGCGCAATCGGATGCGCTGTTCGCCAACGACATCGGTCGTAGCGAGCGCGACCTAGACGCGAAGCTGCCCTGGTGGCGCAAGTTGGACGGCGTGCGCCAGCGCGTGCTGCTCAACATGTGCTTCAACATGGGTATCGGCCGCGCCCCCGACGCCAAGCGCAAGAGCACCGGTGCCGGCCTGCTCGGCTTCTACGGCACCCTACCGAAGATCCAGCGTGAGGATTGGGTCGGCGCGGTTGCCGGCATGAAGGCGTCGAAATGGCACGACCAGGTCGGCGCGCGCGCCGAGCGCCTCGAGGCAATGATGCTCACCGGAAAGGAGCCGAAATGATGAAGAGACTGTTTGCGACGTTGCGCGGTGAGATGGCGTTCGTCGTCCTCGTCATCGTCGCGATCGTTGGCGCCTGGCAATATGTCGAAGCCCGCCAGGCGCGCGCAGATCGCGACGACCTGCAGCATACCGCCCAGGTCATTTGCGCCGGATCTGGCACCGGCTTTGCTGCAGTCGGCAAGCTGCCGCGTGGCGACGCCTGCGCCGCGACCATCGCCGCACTGGTGAAGTTCAAGGCGGATAGCACGCAGCTCACCGCTGCCACGCTCGCGCAGGCCATGGCCGACCATGACGCCCGACAGAACGATGACGCCCGCGCCGCGCGCGCTGCCGCTGAGGCAGCAAGCTCGGCCGCACAACGAATGGAGATGGCAGATGCACAAGCTGAACGGACGAACCTTGTCGATCGCGATTGGTTTCGCGCTGTTAACGGCGTTGCCGGCCTGCGCCCGGCACGCTGACGCCCCGCTGGCGATCGCCCCACCGCCGATCGTGGTGAAGGTGAAGGACACGCCCCCGACCGAGCTGCTGACGTGTGCCGATCGTCCGGACGGACTTCCCGAGGATCCGTCGCTGATCGCGCAGATCCCGACGAAGATCCGCGCCGGCATTATCCGTCTCGCGCGCGCCTTCTCGACCAATGCCGATCGCGCCGATCGCCTGGTCAACTGGAACGCGCCGGGAACCTGCAAGTGAAGAAGCCGGAAAGCCTCAAGTTGCTGTTGCTCGCCTCGGTGCCTGGGCTGAACGACAAGCCCGAGAACCTATCGATGTTCATCGATAGGGGCCGCATCGCCGCGCGGCTTTCCGGATCTCTCAGCTTCGAATATCGCTATACCGTCAACGTCGTCGTGCAGGATTATGCCGGCGACGTTGACGCGCTGTTCGTGCCGCTGCTCGCCTGGGTTGCCGACCAGCAGCCCGACCTGCTCGAGCGCGACCAGCAGGAACCCTTCAGCTTCGAGTCCGAGATCCTCGACGGCGATCTCGCAGACATCTCGATCGACCTCGAGCTAACCGAGCGCGTGAAAGTCGCGCGTACCGACGAAGGCTTGGTGGTCACGCACCTGGACGAGCCTAGCCGCGCCGATGCGTTCGATGACGTCGGCGACACCGTCCTCTGGGCCGGCATTCTCGACGACGTCACCGCCGGCACCGTTACCGTCATGCCGCGCCCGTGAACGACTTCGGCGAGATCCAGGCGCTGGCCGGCGCACTGATCCGCCAGCTCGGCGCGGGCGAACGGCGCTCGCTGTTGCGCAAGATGGCGCGCGGGATCCAGAAGAGCCAATCGGACCGTATCGGCCGGCAGAAGGATCCAGGCGGTGTCGCGTTCGCAGCCAGGCGCGATCGCAAGCCGCTGAAGCCAGGCAATTACGCAGTCAAATTCCTCTACCCGAAGGGCGACAGCAATCCCCGCGCGGTCTTCATGAAGAGCTGGGTCCATGACGGGCCGATGATGACCGGTTTCGATATCGAGGCGGGCGGGATCCGCAGCTTTTTCTATAACAAGGTCGCCCAATACCTTCCTGTCGAGGCCAGCGAACAGAACGCCGGGGCGGGCAAACTGCGCCGTAAAGGCACGATCCGGCAAAAGGCGATGTTCCGAAAACTCCGCAACGGTCGCAACCTGCGCGCTGGCGCGACCGACCTCGAGGCTTGGATAGGCTTTTCGGGGCGTGCGGCCGAGATCGCGCGTGTCCACCAGGAAGGCTTGCGCGAGAAACCGTCGAGGAAGGGTCGCGCGGTTCGATACGCCGAGCGCGGGTTGCTGGGGCTGACACAGGCCGAACAATCCCGCGCGCTCGATATGCTGCTCGATCACGTCGTTGACCGACAATGATCGTAGGGCATCAGTCGATCGCTTTACTGGTTCTAGACCAGATCCAACTGCTCTTATTCTGATCTTGGGAAATATAATGAGCTGCGGGGCTCACTAGCCCTAACTGATTGAGATACTGAAGATCCTTTCCCCTCGTCGAATTCATCTGCTCATCAAGGGTCAGCACCAACGGTGTAGCGGCGATCTCATTCGCGAGTGCTAGCTGAGAATCCGTCAACGGGTCGTGATTTGGCATTAAGCTCTCCAGTCTCGTTATATATGCCCCTTACAAGGCCATCACGCCAGTCTTGTAGAGAGCGTCTCTACAAGACCGAGCGATAGCCACGCGCCCCGACGCGCGACGACATGGGCGGGATATGACCGTCCGCTCCACCTCAACCACTATCGACCTGTCGCGCCTCGGTGCGCCAATGATCGTCGAGCAGAAGGATTACGAGACCATTCTCGCTGAGATGGTCGCGCAGGTCCAAGAGCTGCTGCCGAGTTTCGACGCGACGATCGACAGCGATCCTGCCGTGAAGGTTTTGCAGGTCGCCGCCTACCGTGAGCTGCTGATCCGCCAAACGTTCCAGGATGGCGGCAAGCAACTGATGGTGGCGTTCGCGACCGGCGCGCAGCTCGATCACCTCGCCGCCCTGGTCGGTGTCGCCCGCTTGGTCGTGACGCCCGCGAACGCGATCGCCGGTACCGGTGCGGTCTATGAGGATGATGACACCTTCCGCCAGCGTGTCGTCCTCGCGCCGGAGGGGTTCTCGGTCGCCGGGCCTGAGCTCGCCTATGTGAAGCATGCAAAGGACGCGAGCGGCGACGTCGCCGACGCCAGTGCGATCTCGCCCGCGCCTGGTCGCGTGCTGGTATCGGTCCTGTCGACGATCGGCGACGGTACCGCCTCGGCCGAGCTGCTCGATGCCGTGTCGGCGATCGTCAAGGATCCCGCCATTCGTCCGCTGGGCGATGCGGTCACAGTCGCGTCGGCGTCGATCCTCCGGTTCGCCGTACGCGCGAGCCTGGTCACGCTCGCCGGCCCCGACATCGGCTTGGTACTGGCCGCAGCCCGCACCAAGCTTGACGCCTATCTGGCGCTCAATCGCCGTCTCGGCCGCGAGATTAGCACGTCGGGCATCATGGCAGCGTTGACTGTCGAGGGCGTGCTGAAGGTCGTTCTTCAGTCCCCCGGTGCCGACGTCGCCAGTGATATGACGCAGGCGGCATATTGCACCGGCATCGAGATCACGCATGGCGGCTATGCGTCCTAGCCTGCTGCCCCCCAACGCGTTCCCGCTCGAGCGCGCGCTCGAGGCGGGCGCGGCGCGTCTAGCCGACGTCGACGCGCCGATCGCGCCGCTATGGGATCCGGCAACGATCCCTCTGAAGGATCTCCCGTTCCTCGCCTGGGCGTTCTCGGTCGATAGCTGGAACCCGAACTGGTCGGAGGCGGTCAAGCGCCAGGCGGTCGCCGAATCAATCGCGCTGCACCGCGTGAAGGGTACGCGAGCAACTGTCGACATGATCCTGGCGCGGCTCGATCGCTTCGCCGAGGTGGTCGAGTGGCACGAATCCGGCGGTAGCCAGATCCCCAATACGTTCGACGTCGTTCTGCCGATGGTTCTGGCCGATGGCACCGCGCCTGGCGGCGATCGTGCGACGGCCGAGTTCGCCGAAGCGGTCATCCGCGAAGTGTCGCGCGTGAAGCCGCTGCGCGAACACATGACGCTGGTCCAGTCGCTCACCGTTGACGGTGCGGTTGGCGTCCAGGGCGTTGGCCGTGTCTTCGCCGAAGCACGCCAAGACATGGCGCTGATCGCCGACACCTCGCCCGTGTGGGGCTTCTACCTGCAAACCCATGACGGGGAACCGCTGCTCGACGCGGCGGACAACACGTTTCTGGATACCGCCCCATGAGCGCGCTCAAGCTGATCCTCACCGATGCCGGCATGGCGCGCTTTACCGAAGCGCAGCTCGGCAACCCGATTGACCTCACCGTCGCCGAGATCGGCCTGACGGCTCAGGACTTCTACCCCGCGCCGACGCTTACGGCCTTGCCTGGCGAGTTCCGCCGCATCACCGCCGTCTCGGGTGAGATCGTCGGCGACAACACCGCGCACATCGTCATGCGGGACGATGCCGAGGTAGGCTATACCGTCTGCGGTTTCGGGCTGTTCCTGGCCGATGGTACGCTTCTCGCCGCCTACGGCCAGCCCGCGCCGATCTTCCAAAAGTCGCCGGCAACCACGCTGCTGATGCCGCTCGATCTCGCCTTCCCGACCGTCGCGATTAACAACCTGACGTTCGGCAATGCGAACTTCCTCAATCCACCCGCGACGACGACGAAGAAGGGTGTCGTAGAGCTGGCGACGATCACGGAGGCACGGGCCGGCCTGGATCCGACCCGCGTTCCGCCCGTCGCGGCTGTCCAGGCCATGCTTGAACAGCGCTTGCCGGCCGGCGTCATTCTCCAGTGGTTCGGCGATGCCAGCAGCGTGCCTGCCGGCTGGGCGCTCTGCGATGGCCGATCGGTCGATCGCGCGGACGGCAACGGCAAGATCGCCACGCCGGATATGCGCGGCCGAACCGCTGTTGGCGCGACAGTGGAAACCCCCGCTGGTGCCACGTTCGGCGCAACGTCGAAGGATCTGACGACCACCAAGGCCGGCGCTCACACGCCGATCGCGACGATCACGATCGATGCGATCGCAACTGGCGTCACGGTCGGCACAACGACGCGCAACGTCGACGCCGGCGGATCTGCAAACGGCGTCATCACCAGTGTCAGCGTGAACGATCCGACCCATACCCATGCCGCACACGCGGCGGTCGAGGCAGTGCCGTCGCACGACCATACCGCCACGGTCGACGTCACCCAGCCGTCGATCTCTCTCAACTACATCATGAAGATCTGAACCATGGCGAAGATCCCCTTACTTGAGCGGCTCGCAAATCCGACTGGCGATGAGCTGGTCGTGGTCGCCGATATGGCAGACGCAGGCAAAACCAAGGGCATCGCCGTTGGCCCCCTTGCCATGGCGGCTGCCATGCCTGCGGTCGGACTTGCGGAGGCCGCGCGCGATGGTGCTGAGGCTGCGGCACTGGCGGCGTTCGTCGCCATGGGTGACGGTTTCTATGAAACTATCGCCGACGGCATTGCTGCTGCTGATGATGGCGAAGGTTTTTACATTCGAGGGGATGACGGCGGACTCGAGCTATGGATCCGCGATGGCCTGACGGCGCGGCTGTACGTCGCGTTCGCAACCAGATCGTCGCTGCGCAACAACGGGATCAACCTCTGGGAGATCGCTAAGGGCGACGGCGTCACGAACGATACCGACGCGATCGCCGAAGCCGTCGACACTGCGGCGTCTTGGAAGGTCGGCCGCATCAACTGCGGCAGCGAGCGCTACACCTACAAAATGGGCGGCGAATTCCACACGTCGCCGAACAGCGACTTCAATCGCGGCCTGGTCGAACTACGATCGAGCATCGCACTTGTCGGCGCTGCACCAGGCTCGCGCCCGACGTTTAAAATGGCAGGCGGCTACCACAATCCCGGCGGTCTATTCTCTGACCGGTTCTGGGAAGGCAGCTTCATCGAGGGCGTCCACTTCGAGAATCTGATCCTCGACGGCAACATCTCTGCGCAGACCTGGAACGCATCGGGCGGGACCGACCTTGGCGGTGGCGATGCCGGCGCTGACGTATTCCAGCACGGTCACCTTGTCGCGTTGCTGCTCGCCAAGAAGATCTCCGCTCGCCGGTGCGTATTTCGCAACGCGCGCGGTGACGGCATCACGACCGGCGGACGCCGCGACGGCGTCGAATATGATTTCGCGCGCGATCTGCTCGTTGAATACAACGAGTTCGAGAACCTGTTTCGCCAGGGCGTCAACGCCGCGACCAACGTCGTTCGGCTGATCGGCAACCGCTATAGCGGCGATGGCTTCTGGGTCGGTGCCGTCACGCTCGAGGTCGGCGAGATCGTCGACGTCGTCCAGGACTTCTGGGCCGCGCACGAACAGTTCGACTTCCGCATCGGTGTCTCGCCCCCCGAACGCACGCCGAAGTGGCTGGCGACCAGCGCCGAGGCGGCAGCGCGCCGGATCCACCTGCGCCGCGCCTATGCCGCGAGCGGTAACTTTTACACCAGCTATCCGGACTTCAAGTTTCCCGGCCTGCTCGGTCGCCTTAGCCTTGTGCATCCGAAGATCTGGCAGGGCACGATCGACTGCTTCGGTTTCGACCGCGTGCATATCGACCAGCCCCAGATCGAGAATGTCTACGTGGATACGACCGATCACTTCCTGATCGGACCGAACGCGATCCATGCGGGGCCTGCGCGCGATGCAGACCGCGTCACCGGCCTTGCCGATTTTATCGTGTCCAAACCAATCATCCGTAGCGACCTTGGCGGACCCGGGATCCACGTCTCGCGGTTCGAGCGCGTCAACATCGGGGGCGGCTCGATCGTCGGCGGTCGCGATACCGGCATCCGCCTCGAATCGTGCGGCGGTTCCATCATGGATATGCATATTCAAGACGTGGGTCGGCTGACGGTAGGCGGTGACGCCGCCATCCGCGACGCATCTAGTTCGGCGATCACGGTATTCGGGACGGGTGGCGACCTGACGATCGCGGACATCCGCGCGAAGGATACTCGGGTGGGCGATGCTCGCCGCATGACGCAGGCGATTTATGCCAACGTCAGCACGGACACCCTGACGCGGATCCGCGACGTCACCGGTCGCAACATGCGGACCGGTGTCGTCTACGACGTCAACAACTCGACGCTGATCACTGGCGCCAGCGACGGCGAGCGCAAGCTGCGGTTCAATAGCCCGATCGAGGCGACGGGTGGCCTGAAGGTCGATGGGCCGATCGAGTTCGTCAGCACCAATGGGGATCTCGATATCACCCTCCGCGCGGCGCTCGGCACCAACACGAAGCTGTCCTTCATCAAGGGCATCGGGCTTGAGGCGCAGCTTATCCAGCTCGCCGATGGCACTGTGCAGCTCAATATTTTCGAGAACGGTGTCGCGACCGGGTCGCCGATCGCCTTCACCAACGACGCGCACGTCCGGATGGCAACGAGCTGGCAGACGCCGCTCGAGATCCAGCCAGGCACGTTCGTCTGGATCGATGCTGCCGGCACGCTGCGGATCAACGGCGGTCGACCGACTGCCGATGACAGCGGCATCGCCGTCGGCGCTCAAGTTTAATCGGAGGATTTATGACGTTCTTCAGCACCTCCAGCCGCATCCGCCGCACGGTTATCGAACAGATCGGGGCGATCCCCGAGAACTTCCATCTGACGATCGCGAAGGGCCTTGCCGCGACCGACGTCGGCGGAACGTTTTGCAGCAACGAGCTGGGCAGGCTGCGCCGCTATGAGCGGATCGCGGCAGCACCCGGCTTCATGGACATGGGCGACGAGGCCGCACCGCTGATGACCAGCTCGGTCGTCGTTCCATTGCGGCCGATCAATAGCACCGACGATACGGCCTATGTCGAGGACGCGATCGCTGCGGTCCCCAATGGCGGTACGCTGCTCGCCATGCCGGGCAGTACGTTCCGCGTGTCGAGTCTCGTCGCAACCGGCAAGTCGATCACGATCGACATTAGCGGCTCGGCCATTCGCGCGCTGCCGGGGACGTATGAGGACATCTTGACCTTCCGTGGCGGCTATACCGGACTCGGTCCCGTTACGCTTGGTGCCGGTGCTGCCGGGGAAACTACGATTACCTTCGACCGAGTGCCCGTGGGTGCCGCGCCTAACCGCTGGCTCAAGGTCTGCTCTGATGATCGCGCGCCGCAGCACGGTCATGCCTTTTCGGTGCGGATGGGGCAGCCGCTTCGGATCAAGCGGATCGATGGTCCCGTGGTCACCTGCTACGGCGAACTGGTCTATCGTTCCTACTACCAGACCAACGTCCGCGCGGCGCTTCAGGTCGAAGACAAGTGCGTCCTGATCGGCGGGCGCATCATAGGCAACGACGACCAGCCAACGAATCAGATCCCGTCCAACCACCTCGTCTGGTTCGATAGCCTGGTCGCGCCGGAAGCGCGCGGCGTCGAGGTCGGTGGGGGCGTTGCACCTGGCGGGATCTTCCGCTCCTGCGTGCAAGCGCGAGCGTCAGATTGCCGCGCCTCGGCGCTTGGCGATCTGCTCGGTGGCGGCTGGGGATCGCTCAACGGCTACATGACCCGCCTCGAAAACACGATCACTGACAACACGCGGCATATCGGTGACAGCAACGCGAACAGCGTGCCGTCCGCCCCGTCGAACGATATCGGCGACTATGGCCCCGACATCCTGTTTGAGGGATCGGGCGGGCTTGGCCAGGCGGCATCGTCGTCGGCGCTGACGTTCCACGGCCCTGCATACGGTGCGCGCTGGCAAAACTTCGTCGTCAGCGACAGCGACAAGGTCATCGGCGCGCGCGGCGACACCGTGACCTGGTCGGACATTCGCTCGAATGGATCTGGAACCGGCATCCAGGTTGTTACCGAAATATATGGCGCTACCTTCCGTCGCCTCGATCTGAAGAACCTGCGCGGCCAGGTGCTGGTCAACAACCAGGTGAACGGGGTCGACCAGCCGTTCGACGGTCGCAATCTGATCGAGCAGAGCCGGTTTGAATTTCGCGCCGAGGGCCTGACGTCGGCGTTCGTCCCCGTCATCAAGGCCGGCGCGAGCCTCGACGTCCTTACGACTGCATTGATCTTTACCGGCACCGAAAGCAGCAAGTCGATCATCCGGCTTTACGGTGCCGGATCGGTTCGGCTCGACGTCGAGGTCGATCTGCGCCGATCGGGCGCAGTCAGCGGCATCAACCCGCTCCGGATCAGCGGCGCTCTCGCAGCCGTCACAGGCAAAATGCGTGTGCTGTTGGCCTCGGCCGCGCAAGCGTCCATGATCTCCACGCTGGTGCAGCTCGACGCGACCAGTGCCGCCTACGTCTCGCTTGAGATCGAACTCGTCACTGACGACGGCTCGCGGCCGACTGTAACCACGCTAATCAACAACAGTACCAACGTTGAGAATGTCTTCCTCAAAACCAACGTCGGCGACAGCGCGAACAATGGTTTCTCGGTTTGGCATCGGCGCACCGGCGTATCGGCAAACGATGGCCGCATCTACCACTGCTCGGCCGATCCTATCCTCGGGGTCGAAGTCTTCCCGACGGCGAGCGTCACGGGCTGGACGTTGGCACCTGGCTTTCGACGGGGGCAACGCATCCGTGTTCGCAATTCGAACGCAAACGGCTTCCTGTTCGTCTGCCATGGCGTGACGATCCGAGCGGGTGCCGAGTGCGAGTTCAAATTCGACGGCGCGACATGGGCACCCGTCAAAGTCCAGATCTTGTACGGCCGAGCCTATACGATCTCGCTCGCCGCAGCAGGCAGCGCAGGTGACCAGGCAACGACCGTCATCAGCATGCCCGGTACCGTCAACGGGGATCCCGCCCCCGCCTACGCCTACTCGCAGCTTGTTCCCGATGGCGTCTTGGTTTCGACCAAAGTCGCTGGGCCGAACGCAACCGCCGTCACCTTCAAGAACCTTACTGCCGCTGCGGTCGCGACTGCATCCGGCACCCTTTCCACGGAGATTGTTCGATGATCACTGAAACCGACATGGCCGAAGCCGTTGCCGCCCGCGTCGACCTGGTCGCGCCGACGATCCTCACGCCCGCCATCCCTGCCGATGGCTGGACGCTTCCGAAGGGCGAACGGCTCGTGACGGTCGCGGGGCCTGATGGCCCTGTGTTCGTGCGGGTGCGGATCGAGCAGCAGGCCGCGCGCTTTGGCGCGGTAACCTACGCCGTCACCGGCGCGTGGGTCGACGAGAACGCCAACGTTCACCGGGTTGGCGACGACGACAGCGCCTATTGCATCACGCATGCCGCGAGCGCAGCCGGCTACAGCGTGGAGGAACTGAAGGTGTCGATCGAAGCGGCCGAGCGGACCGTTGTCGGCCTGACGGTCAACGCGATCGCGCTGCTGCGCTGGCAGGATGAGCTGGGGCACTACGCCGCATGATGCGCCGCCCGGTCTTGTAGAGACGCTCTCTACAAGACCGGGCACGCGACATGGTCTATATTCCATATTCATGGTCGGCGGATGGCCGATCCCAACGATGCCCAGCGCCTAATCGGCGATCTCATCCGCGAGGGCACCGTTGTGTCCGTCGATCTGGATGCCGGCACCGCACGCGTTGAGCTCGCGGACGACTTGGTCACCGGCGATATCCCCTGGCTCTGTGGACGGGCAGGCAAGACGCGCGTTTGGTCGCCCCCGGCCGTCGACGAGCAGGTCACTATCCTTTGTCCTGAAGGTGACACAGGCCGCGCGGTCATCGTCGGAAGCCTCAGTTCCGACGCGCACCCGCATGCCGCCAAGGATGGCTCTACCCGTATCGACTTCGAAGACGGCACTTGGATCGGCTACGATCCCGGCACCGGCGAACTCACTGCGCATCTTGTCTCAAGCGGCAAGGCAACGATCGTAGCGCCTGGCGGCATCCGCTTGACCGGCCCTCTCACTATCGAAGGCGACGTCGACCTGCAGGGCGGCATGAACGCGACCGGCGACGTCGTCGCGGGCGGCAAGAGCCTCAAGACGCACACGCACATCGGCGTTCAGGCGGGCGCGGCTTTTTCGGGACCTCCCAAATGAAGCATTCTGACTGCCTGGAATTCGTCATCATCGGTGCCGTTTCCGCGATCGTGCACTTTCTGCTGGGCGGGTCGGCTCACGAGGCATGCGCGACCGCCTTCCGGTTGATCGGGATCTGCACGATCCTGCGCGCCGCCTGCGATCTGATCGAACGGCTGCGCCGATGAACGGCATGGACCGCCGCACCGGCAAGCCGCTCGGCGGTGCCGACCATATCCGCCAATCGATCGAGGACATCATTGGCACGCCGCTCGGCACGCGCCTCGGTCGGCGCGACTATGGCAGCGAGGTCCCCGAGCTGTTCGACCAGCCGATGAACGAACTCGGTCGGATCCGCGTGTTCGCCGCGACCGCGCTCGCGATCATGCGCCAAGAGAAGCGCGCGCGGATCTCGAGCATCGCGCTCGCTGCCGGCGATGCGCCTGGTTCCTTCGTCCTGCGCATCGTCGGCCGTCGCGTCGACGTCGCCGCCTCGATCGCCGCCCTCGATCTCACCATCCCCGTTCGCGCCAAATCCGCGCTCGCCTGAAAGGACAGTCCTCATGAGTTTTCTCCACGGTATCCGCGTCACCGAAACCTCCGGTGCTGCCGCCCGGATCGCGATCGTCGCGACCGCGTGCATCGGCGTGATCGTCACCGCGCCCGACGCCAGCGCTGCAGTCTTCCCGCTCAACGTGCCTGTACTGGTGGGCGCGCAGACGTCGGCGCTGACGATCGCCGACGCCATCGCCGCTGCCGGCAACACCGGCACCATGAAGGCCACCCTGCAGGCGATCGCCGACCAGGTCCGTGCGCCCGTCGTGATCGTCCGCGTCGCGCCTGGCGCGAACGTCGCGGACACCGAGGCGGCTGTCATCGGCGCGGACGTCAACGGTGCGAAGACCGGCATGCAAGCGTTGCTCGCAGCCGAGGCGCAGGTGAAGTTCCGCCCGCGCATTATCGGTGCGCCAGGGCTCGACACCAAGCCGGTCGCAATCGCTCTCGCTGCCGTCGCCAAGCGGCTACGCGGCATGGCTTACGCAAAGGCCGTCGGTGCCGATCGCGGTGCCGTGATCGCCTACCGCGCCGGTTTCGAGCAGCGCGAGCTGATGCTCATCTGGCCCGATTTCACCGCACCTTACGGCGCGGACGGTGCCAACGTGCCGAGCTATGCGGTTGCCAGCGCGCTCGGCCTGCGCGCGAAGATCGACCAGACGCAGGGCTTCCACAAGACGCTGTCGAACGTCCCTGTCGTCGGCGTTACCGGGCTGACGAAGGATATTCAGTTCGATCTGCAGGACGAGGACGCCGACGCCAACGTCCTGAACGCGGCCGGCGTCACGACGCTGGTCCGGATCAACGGCGAGCTGCGCTTCTGGGGCAACCGGACGTGCGCCGCGATCGATAGCGACTTCAGCTTCGAGAGCGCCACGCGCACCGCTCAGGTTCTCGCGGACTCGATCGTCGCCGGCATGATCTGGGCGATGGACAAGCCGCTGTTGCCGAGCCTGGCGCGCGACATCGTCGAGCAGATCAACGCCGCGTTCCGCAAGCTGAAGCAGGGTGGTTTCATCCTCGGGGCGGAAGCGACGTTCGATCCAGCGCGGAACCCCTCGGGCCAGCTCACCGCCGGCAAGCTGACGATTAGCTACCGCTACACGCCCGTTCCGCCCCTCGAGTACCTCGGCCTCGAGCAGCAGATCACCGACGAATATGCGGCCGACTTCGGCCAGCTCGTCGCGACCGCCTGACCCGGCACACCCCCTTTTACCTGACGGAGAAACGCGATGGGCCTGCCCCGCAAACTGAAAGACCTTCGGCTCTACAATGACGGCCTGCGCTACATGGGCGAGGTCGGAAGCTGCACCCTGCCGAAGCTGACGCGCAAGTTCGAGGAATGGAAGGGCGCGGGCATGGACGCCCCCGTCAAGATCGACATGGGCGGCGAGGCGATGGAGATGGAATTCGCGCTCGGCGGTCCCATGGTCGACGTCCTGGCGCAGTATGGCGAGACCGATATCGCCGGCGTCCAGCTCCGCTTCGTCGGTGCCTGGCAGAAGGACGACGATAGCGACGTCGACCGGGTCGAGATCGTCATTCGTGGCCGTCACGAAGAGATCGACATGGGCGAAGCCAAGCCTGGCGAGGGCGGCGAGTTCAAGGTGAAGACCGCGCTCGTCTACTACAAGCTCACCTGGAACGGCGTGACCGTGATCGAGGCGGACGTGCTGAACAGCATCCTGCTCGTCGGCGGGATCGACCGCCGCGCCGCCCTGACGAACGCTCTCGACTACTGATGCGCGGGGGCGTCCGCGCGACGTCCCCGCCACCAGGCCATCCCCTACGGCCGAAGCGCCGCATCGTTGCCTGAAGGACCGATACCATGACCGACAAAGCCAATCTGAGCGGCTCTACCAGCCTGCGCACCATCACTCTCGACGTTCCTTTGAAGATCGGCGATCTCACAATCGAAACCGTCCAGGTCCGCAAGCCTGCCTCGGGCGAGCTGCGCGGCCTCACGATGATGGCCCTTTCGCAGCTCGACTATGGCGCGCTCGAAACCCTGCTCCCCCGTATCACGATCCCGCCACTCGAAAAGCGCGATATCGCCCAGCTCGATCCGGCCGACTTCATGCAGCTTGGCGGCGAGGTCATGGATTTTTTGCTGCCGATGTCCGCCAAGGGGACGGCATCCCCAACGACGTAGGAGAGGCGATGGCGGATATCGCTCTCGTCTTCCACTGGTCCCCAGCCGTCATGGACTCGATGACGATCGCCGAGCTGATGGGCTGGCGGACCAAAGCGGCCAAGCGCCACAATCCGGAGAATTAGCGCATGGCCGATCGCAACCTTCGCATCCGCATGCTGCTCGAGGCGGGGGACAAAGTCACCCGCCCCTTGCGCGACATCGCCAATGGATCCTCACGCGCCGCGCAGGCTCTTAGGGGGACGCGCGACCGGCTGAAAGAGATCGAGCGCGCCCAGGCGGACGTCGGGGGCTTCCGCGAGCTGCGGGCGGGGCTCAAATCCACTGAGCAGGCGATGCAAGCCGCGCAGACGCGCGTCGGCCAGCTCACGCAGAAGATCCGGGCGACCGAGAACCCGACCCGCGCCATGACGCGCGAGTTCGAAAAGGCAAAGCGCGAAGAGCAACAGCTCACCAGCCAGCACCAGGCGGACTCGCGCGAGCTGCAGGAACTGTCGCTGCAACTGCATACGGCTGGCGCAGACGTCAACGATCTGGCGGGATACCAGCGCCTGCTGCGCACCGCGGCGATCGAGACGAACCGCGAGCTGCAGGAACAGGAACGCCGCCTGCAAGTGACTTCCGATCGTCAGCGCCGTTTCGGTGCCGCGCGCGATCGCTTCACGCGCGGCCAGGGTCTGGCGACCGGCATGGCGGCAGGCGGTGCGGCATCGCTGGCGACCGGCATGGTCATGGCGCGGCCGATCCTAAGCGGGATCGAGCAAGCGCAGGAATTCCAGTCGGGCATGACCGATATCGCCCAGAAGGCGAACCTGACGCGGCAGCAGGCGGACAAGATGGGCGCGAGCCTGTTGATCGCCGCGCGTGCGGCGAACCAGATGCCAGCGGATCTGCAGAAGGGCGTCGATACGCTCTCGGGCTTTGGTCTGGATCCGACCAAGGCCACGCAGATGATGAAGCCGATCGGGCGCGCGGCGACCGCCTACAAAGCGGAGATCGATGATCTGTCGGCTGCGGCGTTCGCGGCGAACGACAACCTGAAGGTGCCGATTGCGCAGACCGGCAAGGTTATCGACATCATGGCCGCTGCAGGCAAGGCCGGCGCCTTCGAGATCAAGGACATGGCGGGCGCTTTCCCGTCGCTCACCGCCGGGTACCAGGCGCTCGGCCAGACCGGCGTTGGTGCCGTCGCGGATCTATCGGCCGCGCTGCAGATCGCGCGCAAGGGCGCGGGCGATTCGGCGTCGGCCGCGACCAACGTCGCCAACATCATTCAGAAGATTTCTTCCCCGGCGACGATCAAGGCATTCTCGAAATTCGGTATCGATCTGCCGAAGTCGCTGAAGAAGGCGTATGCCGAGGGCAAGACGCCGCTCGAGGCAATCGCTGAGCTGACGCAAAAAGCGACCAATGGCGACCTCGGCAAGCTCGGCTTCCTTTTCGAAGATAGCCAGGTGCAGCAGGGCCTGCGGCCGATCATTCAGAACCTGAAGGAATATCGGGAGATCCGCAAAAACGCCCTGGCGGCGAACGGGACGACCGACACCGACTTCGCCGAGCGCATGAAGGACTCGGCCGAGCAAACCAAGGCGCTGAAGGTCAATGCAGCAGCGCTGGCGATCTCGCTCGGCAATACTTTGCTACCAACCGTCAACGCCGTCCTGTCCCGCGCGGGGGCGTTCGCTAATCGGCTCAGCGCCTGGTCGCAGCGTCACCCGGCACTCACTCGTGCGATCGTGTTGACGGCCGGCGGGCTGTCGGCGTTGTTCATCGTCCTCGGCATCGGTGCGATCGCGCTCGCCGGGATCGTCGGGCCGATGTATCTGTTCGCTGCAGCCGCGACCTATACCGAGATGGCGCTGCTGCCGATCATCGGCATCGCATTGGCGATCGTCGCCGGCATCGCGCTGCTCGCCGCAGCCGCGTACCTGATCTACAATAATTGGGGCGCGATCACCGGCTGGTTCGCCGGCCTATGGGCTGGCCTGCAGGGAATCGTCGGCAACGCGCTCAACTGGTTTGCCAGCCTGCCGGCGCGGTTTGGCGAGTTCGGCCGCAATATGATCGCCGGCCTGATCAATGGGATCACCGGCATGCTCGGCCAACTCAAGGCGACGATCTTCGGCGCGGCGTCGTCGGCCGCGAACTGGTTCAAGCGCAAACTCGATATCAATTCGCCGTCGCGGGTTTTCCATGGCTTTGGCGGCTTCATGATGCAGGGCTTGTCGAACGGCATCGACGGTGGTGCTGGCGAGCCGGTGCGCCGTCTCGATAATCTCTCGAGGCGCATGACAGCCGCAATCGCCGTGGGAACGGCGGTGCCGGCGATGGCGACGGGTGTGCCGGCCGGTGCCGGATCCAGTGCGACACGCGCCGCGATGCCTATCGGATCGTCGGCGCCAGTGACGATCAACATCTATGGCGCGGCCGGGCAGGCCCCCGAGGATCTAGCGAAGGCCGTTCGGGCCGAATGGGATAGGCTGCAGCGCGAGCAGACTGCGAACGGTCGAGCGACGTTCGCCGACAAACCGGATTGGGAGTGACGGGCATGCTGTTGGCTATCGGGCTTTTCACATTCTCAATCCCGACCATGGTGCACGATGATCTCCAACGGCGGGCGAGCTGGACGCACGCAAAGTCGCAACGCATCGGCGCGCGCGATGCCACCCAGTTCGTCGGCGTCGGCCCTGAGACAATCTCGATCCGTGGCACCGCCTATCGCGAGCTGAGCAACGGGCGCGCTTCGCTCGACGAGCTGCGCGCGATGGCGGACACCGGCAACGCCTGGTCCGTCGTCGACGGCGCGGGGCAGGTCTACGGCGCATTCGTCATTGAGGGCATTGACGAGGGGTTGAAGGAACTCGACCGCGACGGCACCGCCCGCAAGATCGAATTTAGCATCGACCTGTGGCGTGTCGACGACGATGCGGACGCATCATGATCGCCAATATTCCAGACTACCGGGTGACGCTGGACGGGGCGGACGTTACCGGCACCTTGCGGCAGCAGGTCTCCCTTAACGGTCGGATCCGCGCACGCCTCGTGTCGCTGTCGATTTCCGAGAAGCGCGGGGAAGCGGCCGACCAGCTCGATATCGTTCTCGACGACAGCGACGGCCGACTAGCGTTGCCGAAGACCGGCGCGATTCTTCATGTCCAGCTCGGGTGGAAACAGGGCAGCGACGTGACTCCCGGCTTGGTCGACAAGGGCAGTTTCAAGGTCGACGAGGTTGCGCACGCTGGTCCCCCCGATCTCGTCACGATCCGCGCGCGATCGGTCGACTTCACGAGCGACCTTAAGACCAGGCGGGAAAAGGGATGGCACGGCACGACCCTGGGCGCGATCGTCGACGAGATCGCGAAGCGGCATAGCCTGAAGCCAAGCTGCGCGCCCGCCCTGGCGGCGATCGAGGTAAAGGCCAAGACACAGAGTCGGGAAAGCGATCTCGCCTTCCTGCGCCGCCTGGGACGTGAATTAGACGCAGTCGCGACGATCAAGCGCGGACGCCTGATTTTGTCGCCGATCGGCAAAGCGACGACGCCGGCCGGCCGCGCGCTGCCAACCCTGACAATCCACCGGCGAGACGGCGACACACACAACTTTAACCGGCAGAAGCGCGATGACGTTCCCGGCGTGTCGGCCACCTGGCACGACCGAAAGGCGGGAAAGCGCAAGACGTTCACCGCCGGCGACGTCGAGGGCGCGAAAAAACTTTCCCAGGTCTACGGGCGCGAGGAGGACGCGAGCGCTGCCGCCTCAGCCGCGCATAGTCGATCACAACGCGAGCCTGTCTCGCTCGACCTTAATCTCGCTCTAGGTCGACCAGACATCTCGCCCGAGCAGAAGACCACCGTCGTCGGCTATAAAGCCGAGATTGATGCGACAGCTTGGATTGTTGGCGAAGTCTCGCATATGTTAGGCAATCGAGGCTACTCTACCAAAATAGTATTAGAATGCTCTCAGTGAGATTTGATAATTCTTAATTATGCCGATAGTTCTTTGATTTTTGACTTTAGAGACGTCATTAGTTCATAAGCAACCTGTCGCATGATTGCTAAGTGACCATTCTGGATCGGCATTGAATCGGACATGTTAACTGTCGGCTTAAGTTCACCCGCGAACGCACGCATGGAGGTATCGCTGCCATCCTTCATATGAAGGTACGCATTGTCCGGTAGCGAGGGATCAAAGTGGCTGCCTCCATCTTGTGACCGGAGGCTGAAAACGAGGTTCTTTCTAGTGATCGACTGGCCGCGAGTATTTGTAAAAACCACCTCATTCCACCAGCTGTCAAAACCAAGGTACCTTTTTTCAAACGAATTTTCGAGCACTGGTACGTAGTTGGGCCCATCCGCCCCCCACTCAACAGCACACATACCTCCTAGTATCGAGATTGTTTGAATGCCGGGGACATCCGGGGGCTGATTCGTGCTCAAGAATAGCGCCGAATCCTTCGCACCCATTTGACCTAGTAACGACTTTGAGTTTCTTCCACCATCATGAAGAATTGTGTACGCAGTCGTCGCCAGCCGTTTAGCTTCCCATTTGTTGCCCGCATCGTAGCTATTTGAACTCGCGATAAGTGCCATATACTGCTCACTTAAAGCCGCACCCAATTCTTCAAGAGATCGAGAATTAACTGACAGAACCAGTCTCCTGAATGTCGCCGAGAAAATAAGACCCGAGCGTATTCAACTACCCTTTGCCCCAATATGACGAATCTGAATGTGGCCGAATCACATTCTACGCCCGATAAAGATGACGCGGCCGACGATCCTAATCTCCGCAACATGGACTTCGTCCGGCGGCACCGAGGGATTGTCGGACAGGATCGTGACGCGGTCGTTGCGGAGGCGGAGGCGCTTGATTGAGCCCGTGTCGCCCTCAGTGAAGGCCCATATCGCGTCCTGCTCGCGGATCGTGGTTTGGGAGCGATCGAGCAGGACCAGGTCGTGATCGTTAATCGTCGGCATCATCGAATCGCCGCGTCCCCTGCCCCACGTCAGTAGCGATGCCGGAGTGTGCGTTATCGTCTCGATCCACGCCTTCGGGAAGTGCAGAACCTCGACCTCGATCGGAACGTCGGTGAAGGAGATGCCCATACCGTAGGCGAGATCGATGCTCTGAATGGCGACGAGGCCAAGCTGCTCGGCCGCAACCTCGTCTTCGATGCCTCCGCCACTTATCATTCCCGCGAGCGCTTTAAGTTGGGCGGGTGTTGCGCGGTTTATCAGGTTCAGCTTGCCCTGATCTTCCTGGGAAATACCGCCGGATGGCTCCGTTCGGTCATCTCCCTCCGACTCTGACCGATCCTCTACTCCAGCAAGCGCGAGCACGTCCCACGTATCAATGCCGAAGGCAGAGAGCGGCTCGGCGACCAGCTTTGCAAATTCGAGAGGCAGATACTTCTTTTTGAACCGCTTCGGATCCTCGTAAAAAGCATAAGAAGATGAGGCCATGTCGAGATAGCCCGCCATTTTGCGGACACTCAATGGCGGCTGACAGCGCTCACGAAGAGCCTTGAGGCGAAGGGCGACGGGTTCCACGGCGCATAGGTCGCGGAAAAGTCGCACACTGTCTGTACGAAAAAGTCGTTGATTGGCGTGCGACAAAGTCGTACACCTCCATATATGGAAGACCAACCCAACCTCTTCGAACGCTTCGGCGGGATTCGGCCAATGGCTGAGGCTCTAAACGAGCGCCCGTCGACGGTTCAAAGCTGGAAAACAGCCGGCCGCGTTCCGTCGACCAAGCAGCCCGATGTACTTGCTCGCGCAGTTGAGCTGGGGATTGATGTCATTCCACGCGACGTCATTTTTCCTCTCGATCGTAGACCGCTTAGCGAGGTGATAACTTCTGCCGTGACGTTGGTCTCCTGCGATCCGATCTTGGTTTCGAAGGGGTTGATCGTATGACGATCGAGCGCCCTGCAAAGACGTTTGACCAGGCAACGACGACGATCGCTGGTGTCATTGGCTACGCCGCCATCTGCAAGATTACAGGCCGGTCCGATCGCGCCGTTCGGTATTGGAGCCAGCCGAACTGCACGACATCGCCGACGTTGCTTCAGGCAGCAGCGCTAGATGCCGCCTACCGCGCGGCCGGCGGGCAGGATACTCCGTTCACTGACGCGCTCGCACATGCGGTCGATGTCGAATATTCTGCTGAGACAGCCTGCTACCGCGCACTCGCAGCCGATACGGCGCAGTTCGTCCGAGAAGCCGGCGAACTTGGCGCAGCCCTAATTAAAGCCGCTCAACCCGGTGCCTCCCCGCGCGCGCATAACCGCGCGCTGGTCGAGGCGCAGCAGGTCGAGACGGCACTCGGCGCGATCATGCGCCGCCTCCCGCGTTTCCTCCAGTTCGGCGCAGGGTCAAACGCGGGGATTACCGGGGGTTCCCAATGACTACGAGAAAGACGCTTACCCGACTGCCCGCTATCGTTTGCCCGCACTGCGACTCAAAGGCGATCGTTCGCAACAGTGCTGACGTGACGAAGATGATCCGTGAGATCCGCCTCGAATGCACCAACGACGAGTGCCAGCACACTTTCGTCGGCCAACTGTCCGTCATCCGGACGATCCGCCCCAGCCTCATGCCCAGGGCGGACGTCCGCCTCCCTTTCGCCAACCCGAACCTAATCGGGCCGCGCTCGAAGCCAGCGAACGACGACGAGCCGCAGCATGCCAACGAGAACAGTGACGATACCGGCGTCATCGGTGCGTTCATCGCGGCCCTGACCACCTGACCTCGCGGCGTCGGCCGCAACCGACCCTGCTGATTGAATCGACCCGGCGCGACCCTGCTGCCGGGAACGCCCTCCGCTTGCCTGAAAGATTGCACCCTTCCCATGCGTCCAGACCTGCACCGAGAATTGATGTCCCGCCTCAAGACCGACTTCGGTCTGAAGGAAAAGGGCACGTTCCTGCGCGGTGGCAAGTGCCCGCCCGAGCATGGTGGCTGCGGCAAGCTCGAGCTGTGGGCCAACGCCGACAAGCCCTGGGTGTTGCGCTGCGGACGCGAGGATAAATGCGGCGAAACCTTCAGCGTAAAGCAGCTCTACCCTGAGATCTTCGATGACTGGTCGAAGCGCTATAAGAAGACCCCCGAGTCACCGAACGCAGCGGCCGACGCCTATCTGTCGCACGCACGCGGTTTCGACCTGAGCGGCCTGCGCGATCGCTACACGCAGGAATACTACCACGACCAGGCGCTGAACATCGGCACCGCGACGGTCCGCTTTCCCCTGCCAGGTGGCACCTATTGGGAACGGCTGATCGACCAGCCAGGCCGCTTCGGGAAGAAGAAGGCCAACTTCGGCTATGGCGGCAGCTATCGCGGGCAGTGGTGGTCGCTGCACGACATGACGCAGCTCGCCGCTGCTACCGAGCTGTGGCTGGTCGAGGGCATCTTCGACAGCATCGCCATGATTCAGACTGCCGGCGTCGAAGCCGTCAGCCTCATGAGCTGCAACAACTACCCTGAGAAGGCACTCGACGAGCTGCGCCGCGTTGCGGCCGAGGCCAACAAGACACCGCCGAAACTCATATTCGCGTTCGACCAGGGCGCGGCCGGCGTCCGCTACACCCGCGAGTTCGTCAAGAAGGCCCGCGAACAGGGCTGGATCTGCGGTGCGGCGCAGGTCCGCCCCGACGGCGAGGGTGACAAGCTCGACTGGAACGACCTGGCGCTGAGCGACGAGCCAAAACTGAAGGCTGAGGATCTCGCCGAATACCTATGGAACGGCGAGGTCACGATCGCGCCGAACGCCTCGGAAAAGGCGATGCTGATCTACAAGAAGGATCGGTACGCGTCGTTCCCGATGACCTTCGGCGGTCGCCAGATGTGGGCGACGTTCTCGATCGAGCGCATCCAGGCGATCCAACAGGCATGGATGGAAAGCGACGATCCCGAGTTCGCCGACTTCAAGGATCTGCCGGCCGGCGAGAAATGGGAGCGCGCTGCAGCGGAGGCGATCGACGTCGTCGAGGTCGCGAATTGCGTGTTCCGCGCCCTGTATTTCCAGAAGGACGCCGCGATCGAGGAAGGCGCATATTTCCTGCGCGTCGACTTCCCCTGGAAGACGCCGACCGTGAAGGCGACGTTCTCGGGCTCCGCGATCACGACCAGCGGCGAGTTCATGAAGCGCCTCGCGTCCGTTGCACCTGGCGCGCTGTGGTCGGGCAACCAGCCGCAGATGACGCGCCTGATGCAGATGCAGATGCGCCAGATCCGCACGGTCGAGGCGATCCAGCACACCGGCTATTCAATCGACCATAGCGCGTGGATCTTCGGGGACATCGCCGTCCACAAGGGGCGCGTTTTCGACAAGAACGAGGACGATTATTTTACCCTCGGCAAGCGTTCGGTGAAGCTGCGCACGACCGATCGCATGCTGCGGATCGACTACGAGCCCGACAAGCTCAACCTGTCCTGGGTGCCAAACCTGGTCACTGCGTTCCAGGCTAAGGGCGTGGTGGTCCTCGCCTTCTGGGTGCTTGCTCTGTTCGCCGAGCAGGTCCGCAATACGCAGGAAAGCCTCGGCTTCCTCGAAGCGACCGGACTACCCGGCACCGGCAAATCGACGCTGCTCGAGTTTCTGTGGAAGGTCTACGGCCGAGCAAGTTACGAGGGCTTCGATCCTACCAAGGCCACCGGCGCCGGCATCGCGCGCACCATGGGGCAGGTCGGCAATCTCCCCGTCGTGCTGATCGAGGGCGATCGCAGCAAGGAAAACCCGCACGCTAAGCGCTTCGAATGGGACGAGCTAAAGACCGCGTATAACGGTCGCGCTGTCCGCACCCGAGCGATCGCCAATGGCGGCATGGAGACATTCGAACCGCCTTTTCGCGGTGCGCTCGTCATCGCCCAGAACGATATCGTCGAGGGCTCGCCGGCAATCACCGAACGCATTCTCGGGATCCACTTCGACAAGTCGCATTTCAGCGCCAAGGGCAAGATTGCTGCCGAGGCTCTCTCAGCCTTGCCGATGTCGGATATCAGCGGTTTTCCGGTTCACGTCGCGCGCCACGAGAAAGAGATCCTCGAGCGCTACCGCGAAGCCTTCGCACATCACGAAGCGGCGATGCTGAAGCACAAGGGCATCCGCAACGGACGTCTGGCGAAGAACCATGCGCAGCTCGCCGCCATGCTCGACGCCATGCGGATCGTCGTTCGCAACCTGGCCGACGCCGACGTCGCCAACGCTCACGCCCTGATCCTGTCCATGCTCGAGCAGCGTCAGAAGGCCGTCGAGACGGACAACCCGCACGTCGAATGGTTCTGGGAGCGCTTCGAGCATTTCCGTCAGCTCGAGCCGGTCGGCACCGACAAGCCGATCGACCACAGCCGCACGACCGAGATTCACGCAATCAGCCTGGTCCATTTCGAGCAGCGTTGCGGCGAGCTGCGCCTGGCGATGCCCTGCACCTCGAGCGAGCTGAAGCGCGCCCTGAAGACGTCGAAGCGCCGCAAGTTCGTCGAGGTGAAGGCGGTCAACTCGACCACCGGGAAGACCACGAGCTGCTGGATCTTCCGCAATCCCGATCACGTCCAATCCACCGTCCCGATCAACTGAAGGATCGAATGATGTTGCATGTCTCCATCCCTCCCCACCGCGCCGGCCAGTCGATCGCCAAGCGTATCATGACCCCGGCGAACTACCTTCGCCTGCGCCGCAAGGCCGCTGGCCTGACGCTCGAGCAGGTCGCAGAACGGCTTATGCCCCGCGCCGGTTTCCGTCGCATGGTCGTCGCCTTCCTGCGCGTTCTCGAGACGGACGGCTGCACCGCCAAACACCGCGATCATATCGAGCGGCTGACGTCGGTCTTTCCGCTCGATCCGGACGTTTATTCCCAGCTCGCCACCGATTCTCCCGACAGTTTGCCGCGGATATGTTCCGGCTGCGGCTGCTCGGCATTCGACCCTTGCCGGCACGGTGACGAGGTCTGCGGCTTCGCCGCGTCCGATGCCTGTAATCGCTGCACCTCTGCCGCTCGGCAGGCCGCGTGATGGCGAGCATTCCCCTCCACCCGATGGAATGCACCTGCGACCGCTGCCCTGGCGACGATGACGGTTTTCAGACCTTCGTCTGGATCGTCAGCGGCCTCGGCACCGGTGCCGTCCTGGTCGGCCTGATCGAAGCCGTCCGCATGCTCACCCCCTATGTCCAGGCGATGATCTGATGACGATGATGACGATGCGTACCGTGCGCGACGCTAGCGGAATGGTCCGCCATATGCCGACGCCGTTCGTGCCCAGCGCCCCCACCAAGCGGGGCAAGAAGGGCCGTGTGGTTCCCGATCCGATCAAGACCAACGGCGAAGTGACGGCCGAGGAACTGCGCCTTCTGATCGAGCGGGCAGAGCGGATCGTAGAAGAGATCAAGGGCAATCAGGACGATCTGAAGGACGTCATGGCCGAAGCAAAGGGTCGTGGATATGACGCCAAAGCGCTTCGGAAAATCATGACGATCCGGCTCAAGAAGAAAGAGGAGTTCCAGGAAGAGGAAGCCATTCTCGAGGTCTACCTCCAAGCGCTGGGGATGATCTGATGCCCGCCCCCCGCGAGTATCCCCGGTGGTGGAACGACCACGTCCAGCTCGCGATCGTCGCAAGCTACCTCTACCGCGTCCGCGCCGACCGGTACCGTGCGCTGTTTGTCGATCGCGTGATCGACCGAGCTGAGGCAATCGAGGCCGTTCGCGTGCCCTTCACGATCGCCAGCACTTGGCGCGCGATCGCCGCGCTCGCGCCGGCACCGCTTTGGACCGACGATCCCGATATGGGCGGTGCCTGGCCGTATGAGCGCATGGCGACATTGCGCGAGCTGGCAGCCGAAACCCGCGCAGCAGCGGACGCCAGCTACGGCGACTTCGAGACTGTTGGCCTCGCTGACGCGGTCGACACCCTGATCTGGTGGGAAAACGCCAGTCCCCCAGCTCGGGCGATCGCCGACTGCAATATCGTCTGGCGGATCGAGAAGGCGTCTCACCCCCAGGCCAGGCCGCGCGAGCATCGCACGCAACCTACCCGCCCGGTGCCCGCACCGGACGCGCCGATCGCGGCGCTTGCCAGCCCTGCCCTTGTTCAAACCGCCATGTTCGGAATTGCCGCATGACTACCAAGGCCCTCCCCGCCCGCTACCGTCGCGCGAAGAAGATTCTGATCGTCGTGGCGGCGATCGTCGGCTTCCCGTTCGCGATCATCATCCTGCTCACCAGCTTGAACGAGGGACGCCGCTGATGCCGGTCCTAACCCGGTGCGGTATCGCCGACGCTCGCGCGATCACCGGGCTTTCCTACAGGACCATTCAGGATCTAGCATCACGCGGAGCGATTCCCGGCGCATCAAAGCCGTCCGGTCGCTGGATGTTCGTCGTTGCGGATCTCCGGCGCTGGTCGACCCGCGTTAACCGAGCAGAAGCATGTCCAATCTCTATACCCGGAGCGAAATCTACTGGGCGCGTTTCAAAGTCCGGGGCATCGAGTACCGGCACAGCTTACGAACGCGTTCTAAATCGGTCGCGGAAAAGCGCCTGAAGGCACTTCGCCAGTCGATCGAGGACCAGGCACTGTTCGGTGCCACCGGTCCGGTAAGCTGGCAGGATGCCGTCGTCTCGTGGAACGAGCATATTGCGCGTTCGATATCGGACTCGACGTGCACCCGGTATATCTCGAGTCTCGGCCAGATCCGCATCTGGCTAGATAACAAAACCGTTCAAGAGATCGACGGCGCGGTGCTGCGGGACCTGGTCAAAGGTCGACAGCGCCAGGGGGTAACGAACGCGACCATCCGACGCGACTTGACCGCGATCGCCAGCGTTCTTGCCCATTGCGTCGACGAAGGCTGGGTCGAGGAAAACACCGCCCAGGCTTTCAACCGCAAGCGCGTGCCAGAGCGCCGCGATCCGATCCTGTTACCAACCGACGACGACATTGCCTTCACGCTTGGCCGCGAAGCCACGCGGTTCGGCGACATGATCCTGCTCGCGCGTGAAACCGGTATGCGCCAGGAAGAGATTGCCGGCCTGGCACACAGCTCGGTCGATATGAAATCACAGACCATTACGTTCATCGGGAAGCGGCGCAAACTGCGGTCGATCCCGCTCTCGTCTGTGGCGGTCGAGATCATTGGCCGGCAACCACGGTTCCTCAAATGCCCGTTCGTGTTTTGGCACATGGACGAGGACGCCAATGGTAAGCCGATCGCTTGTCGCTACCGGAACGTCTCGTCGAACTTCGGCGACTACACGGAGCGCGCAGCAGCTCGAGCCGCAAAGGCCGATGTGCCCTACCGTCGTTTCCGCTTCCATGACCTGCGCCATCTGTTCGCGGTCGATTATCTCAGGACTGGCGAGGGCGGGATCTATGATCTGCAGCGGATCCTCGGGCACACGACGATCACGACCACAGAGGTTTACCTCGACTATCTCACCCCGGAGGAGGCACAGGCCGCACGAACGGGGGTGGCACAAAAAGGGGCACAGAAGCGACGGTCGGGCACAGCCGACTAG